TGTAAAATCATTCTTATTAGAAGATTCCTTCTTAATCGCTTTCTTAAGAGCTTTTCCATAATCTTCAACTGACAATGGAATCATTGGTTCAATTTCCTTAAACGTAGAACCTGCAACCCATTGAAGTGATGGCCGTAAGTGAATTACTCGAATTTGATTACCTTGGTCATCAATAGTATTATTGAAAAATAAAATATTGTCAACCATGTTATTAATTGGAGCAAATTCCTTATCCTTTAAGTTTGGCGCATAACGATTAAATTCGAGGTAAGTCTTTCCATCTTTCTTATTCTTAACTTCAGTATATTCAGTTGGAATATCTTCACCTGTGCTTTTAATTTCATCCTTTGGAACATGAATAGTTTGTTGAACACTGTGAGAAACAAAATTAGGAATATAACCAAGTTCTTCTGGCTTTTTAAGAGCATCAAACCACATACCCTTTAACATTGACCAATCCTTACCAAACAAATCATTTCGTTCGCCAATCTGATCTTCTTCAAACTTTTGCGCAACATACTTTTCAAGCATTCGATGTAAATTCTCAACTGTATCAATTGACACAATATCAAACTTTTCTCGATACTTAGGATTACGAAGTTGAGTCATTACTTGCAAATAATCACTAAACTTACTTACATAAATAACCATTGCTCCGCCTAAACTTTTGAATCGCATTTCTGTCATAATATGAAGAACGCGACCAGGTGCCATATTTTCAACAAATGTTGTCTTACCAATCTTTGCAGGTCCAAAAATAAAACTTGAATATGAATCAATATCCGTTGAAATCTTAACTGGTTCTAACTTATCTAAACTAATCATAATTGTAAAAGTTCCTCCCTATTTTTTAAAAACTCTTTACTATTTAATTATATAATAAGATTTTGAGAAAGTACACAGTTTTTTAGAAATTGGTATTATTCTTTTTTAACTCATCGACTATGGTATCATATTTATAACCAATATCAGCAATTTCTTCACTCATATTACCAATTTGACTCTTTAAGCGAGTAATAACACCCTGATAATAGTCACTTTTGCTAATCAATTGACTATTTAATTGCACAATTGTATTATTTAACTTTTTATTTTCTTTTAAAAGCTCATCTTTTGTTTTTTCCATTATTCATTATCCTCATCTTGTAAAACACCAATAATGCCATCAGAATATTCTTCAGTTGCTAAGATATTTAAAAAAACAATTTCTTCCATTTCTTTTTCAATTTCAAAAAGTACACTTTTATCATCAATAAGACAATCTAAAACAGAATTAGAAATATTTTTATCAATTAGAAAATCGTCTTTTCCATCATTTTCAATAAAATATAAAGCAATTAATGCTTCAATAATATCTGTTTCTTCATCAGTTTCTTCGCCTAATTTAAACATCTTATGAAACTTATCTTTGATTTTTTCTGCGCTTTGTGGAATATTTAAGTTTAGATTGTATTTATCACTAATATTTCGCAAAGAAAAAACAATATCATTTGAATTACCAATCTTAACTGCATAACTTTCCAACATTTTTCCATCGTTATTATCAAATTGCTTGAGTTCCAATTTTCTAATCCTCCTTATTTAACTCTTCTAAAGTTTCTTCTAAATCAGGTAGTGTTGCAATAAATTGCTGTGAAATAAATGTTGGATTGTTTGGATTGTTTTTAAATCCGCTAATGCTCAAATTTAATCCATGTTCTGTATTTGTATTTGTCAAATAATTCAAATTAAGCTGCTCTAAATATAAATCATTCAAACCTTTGCCAACAACCTTTTTACCTTTAAAATAAATTTCTGGCGCTTCATTTTCTGATGGAATAATAATCTTTAAATACTCATTTTTCTTGTTTTTCATTAATAACAATCTCCCTAATTTTATTTGTTATGTACGGCAGAAAGATCTGCCGTTTACTTTTTAAAAGTTATCAAAATTTGCGGGGTTAATATCGCCTTCATCACCCTTTGGTCCTTTTTCATCACCAAACATGTCACTTAATGCATTATCTGTTGCAGCTTTAGTCTTATCATCTAATGGTGCAGAATCTTTACTAAAACCACTATCAAAACCATCACTTGCAGATTCTTTTGCTTCATTTACCAATTCATGATATTGTTTTACCAATTCTTGAATATCTTCTTGTTCAAATTGCTTATCATAATTTGGCATAGTACCGCCGACAATTTCTAAATTGTTAACGTAATCTTTTGATTTTTCACTCGATAATTCAACATCTTGTCCAAACCCTAATTTTTCACTTGCAGAAGGCTTTTCTTCTTCTTGTGCATAATTATTAATCTTTACCGTAATCTTACCGGTAGTATTTTCTGGATAAATTTCACTAAATTGTTGTGCCATATCTCCATCAGGAATTTGTAAATTAAACATTGGAATTACTGAATGATTATATCCACAACTATAAGCAGTTACATTACTATAACCCAAACTATCGCCATTTGCATCAGCTGCTGGAGCAATGTTTGTGATAATCATTTCAATCTTAGCTAATGCATGTTGCTTATCAGTACGTTCACCTCGATTGAAAAATACACCACGAATACGATTGAATGAATGAACTGTACCATTGGAGAAATAAATGTTAGCATCTAAATTACCAGTTACAGTTACGAAATCTGCATTTTCTCGACCATCATCATCAATAGTGTGATATTCATTCATAACTGTTTGAAGTCCAGTAAATAACTTACTTAAACTACCATCTTTCTTTTCCTTAAATGCGAAAACATTTACTTGAATGTTATTAATCTTCTTGCCATCAACAACTTCAATCGTTACGTTTCCTTGAATATCGGCACGACCTTTCTTAGTCACACCTTCTTTTAAATTCATACTCTTAACCAAACCAGCAATTTCAACATTGTTTTCCATTTCTCGTAAAGACATTTATTATTTCCTCCATTTTCATATAAATAACTTATTTACATATTTAATTATAATACGTAATTTTCTAAAAGTACATAGTTTTTAGAAATTATTATTTAAAAAGTTTTTTAGAACAATCATTCCATTTTTATGATTTTGCGAAATATATTTTACAAAATTTTCTGCATACTTAGCCCCAATTTGATTAAAAATTGGACGATTATTAGTTTCATTTAAGAACCAATTACCCATATAAACCTTACTATCCTTTAGTTTTGAAGGATTATTTTCTAAATACTTAATAATTCTTGCTTTGCTATATTGATTAAAATGCCCATTTTTAATCAAATGAACGTCACGATTATTAATAGAATTATTATTAGTAGTTTGTTCAATATTTTTCTCTTTTAGAGTATCTTTTTCAGCAATTGACGGTTCACAAACATTTTTAATTGCCGAATAAAGTGAAAGAGCTTTTTGAACTTCATCTTGAGTAAATTCTTGTCCAGTTGTTGCCAAAGTTACGTTTTTATTAACAATATTATTTTCATTACTTTGGCTTTGTGTTTCTCGATTTGAAAAATTAAGGATAAACACTGGTTCAATTTTAATTTTATAATATCGATAAACTTCAGCAATATTTTTATATCCATTTGGCATCTTCATCAAAATAATTAAAACATGTTGAATGAACTTATTAGAATTTTCATACTCGTTCATAACCATATTTTTTGCACGCATATCATCAAAATATTTACTCATGATATGGTCTAATAAAATTACTGTCAATTTTTTCTTATTCTTATACATTTCGAAGTTTTCATTTTCAAACTTCCCCTGTAAATAATAAAAACGACAAATTTCATTTCCAGCGGCATATAAAAGTGAAAGATTTTCATCTTCCAAAACAGATTCTGGTGCAAAATATGAATGCAATAAGCGATGAGTGTCATCGCATACAGCACACAAGTCCATATCTTTTTCATCACCTAAATTATTATAAAAGATATGATGAACATTTGTTGCCAATGTCCTTTGTTCATCATCACCTACTAATCCCCACAATTGCAATTCATCATATGGGTGTTTCTTTAAATACTCTTTTTGTCGCTGCTTCCATTTTTTCGAATTGATATATGCTCCATACGTGCTTTGACTACTCATTATGCAATTTTCTCCTTAGTATTCTTTTTATTTTGTTCTTTGGCATCTCTATTTTCAATTTTTGCTAAAATATTTGGATTGACTTCTACATCATACGGAATATTTTCATTTTGAATTTTACCAATAATGTTAGGAACAATATTATAATAAATTTGACTGTAAGAATATCCTGTATAATATTCAATATCTTTAAATTTCAAACCAGTATATAACATTTTTCTTACAATATCTTCTTGTTCTGTTAAATCAAGTTTGTCTAACAAACATTGCAGATCAAAACAAGTTAGCCAGAAATTGTAGTTTTCATAAAAATCACCCTTCATTTGTAATAATTTCAACAATGTTCTACTATCTCGCCAATCGAAAAAATCGCATTTTTTCTGTGGTTGTGGGTATTTTTCTAAATTTTCACCAAAATATCCTTTAATAATTGTTTTTGCTAATTTTTGGTCATCCCTCAAAGTATGCAAATTCCAATTTAAAACACGACGATTATATGAACCATCAATGCGCTTTTTAATGCATGAATCAATCATAGCTTGATAATCTTTTAAAACATTTGCAAGATAATCACTTCTCTCAAGATCTTTTTTATTAATTTTAACAGAGGATTCTATAATGAAATTTCGAGAATTACGATTTGATTTTTGAAGAATATTCAAATTTGGCGAATTAAGAATATTTAAAGATTTTCCTTCATTTGAAATAGTGATTGATTCTCTGTTAATTTTCTTCTTCATATATTCGTCAGTAAAAACATAGGTTGACTTTTCTTGACGGGACATTTTTTTTGATTCATCGCTCATCAACAAATAATTTGTTAATCTAGATGTTAACATCCCATATTGAGAAATTGCAACTAACTTTTTAGAATTATTGTGGACATTTGTTTTTTTGTCCCAATATTCTTGAATATATGGACATTTTGCTAAAATATCTTGAACAATATCATTACGTGTCTTAAAATCATGTACGGACATATCTAACTTTTGCTTAATATAATTTAATGTTGATTGATAATTTTCTCCTATTTTTTCCATTTTAGTTCTACTCCATATATATTTTGTCATATCCAACGAATATGTATACCAACAAAGTTGGCATTTTAATTAAATTATTTACCTTGCGTTGGTGCAGAGGCTGCTGCAGAACTAGGTGCAGCAGATGATGGCTGACTTGCTGCGCTAGAAGCATTTGAGGCTGCAGAACTTGCAGCACTAGATGTTGAGCTAGGTGCTGGAGAAGAACTAGATGGTGATGTGTAATTAGGATTATTTGTTGATTTATCTTCAATCTTACCATAAGTTTCATCAAAATTACCATGACGAACAGAAATGATATATTGACTTTCTTCATTGAGGTCTCCGTTAGCTGCTGAATATGCCTTTAAGTTATCAACAATCGACTTTACATAAGACAAAGTCCCATGGTCTAATGAAATAAAGTTCTTCGTTGTATCAACAGCATCAATCAAATAATCAGTTACCTTACCTGTTTCATCATAAACAATATACAAAGTATGCATAAAATTAATCCTCCTATTTAATAGTATATAATTATTATATACTATTTTTGTTTATTTGTACACATATTTTTAAAATAATCTTGATAATAAAATCTTTGTTGTTAATGCACCAATTCCATTTTTAATTGGTGTGAAAGATTGACCAATAATAGAAATATTGGGGTTAAAACTTTCTTTATTATATTCAAAATCTCCAACAAATTTTTTCTTACCATCATCAGAAATTATTGTATTAACACCTGCATCAAAGACAACAGGACAACCACCGACATTAATACTATCAATCATTTCTGGAACACCTGCGCATGAAATGACTGCATCATAATTTGTAAACTCATCATATTTGATAATTGATTTTGAATTATACAGAGTTGTTGTTGCATTTTCTCGCTGTAGTAAAAATGACACTGGAAGTCCAACAGTATAAGACCTACCAACAACCGCAATTTTTAAGCCTTCTAAATCATCCTTACCAAAATATTCATTAACCATTTCCAAAATAGATTCTGCTGTACAAGGGATTGAGTTATTAAAAATTTTATCCTTTTTCATTGATCCATACAACAAACTTAAACTCATCCCCGAACAACCGTCAATATCTAAAGCTAAACTTCTAGCATCAAAATTATCAAATGGATTCGGAGCTTTAAATGTTATTAAAATCTTACCATTATTCTTTTCAGCAATATCAAAAAAATTTTCAATAATTTCATAACTTAAATCACTCAATCCAACAAAATTTACATTAATTTGATATTTATTGCTAACTCGTTCAATTGATTTTACATAAGATTTTTCATCTGCATTTTTTTGGTCGTATAATACCCAAAGAGGATATTTTTGTTCTCCCTTAAACTTTTCCGAATATTTCTTTTGAAGTTCTGTACTTTCTAATAATGCCATAATTGTCTCTCCTTAATCATTGCTAGTAATATTTTTCATTTTCAATTCTCCCATTTTGATATTTTCTTTATTTTTTGGAATAAGTTTATTACTGTCTACCCTTCCTTTTTAACATCTTGGCACATAACACCAACGTTATGAAGTGCATCAGCATCATTTTGTGTTGATGGTTCCCATCCCTTTTGAAGCATACGCTCAATGTAATTCTTGTTGTAGAAGCATGCGATGACTGCATCAATGAGCCACAATCCTAATCCATATGTTAGGCATGATGCAAAGATATTAATTAGCATCATAACAAGTGCACCGACCCAATCCCTTTTGAAAATTGGAACTAATGCTCCAAAGAAAAACATCGTCCATGAAAAACCAACTTTTTGAATGATCTGACCCTTTGTATAACGATTCTTTAAAATAACTTTCATAATTATTTTTCCTCCTTATTAAACCATTAATTGATGTTCACATTGATTAATTTTTTCTAGGATAGTTTGTGTCATTTACCATTTCCTCTTTTATTAACTTACAAAATATATTATAATTTATTGGACACACTTTGTACATAGTTTTTAAGAATTATTTTGAATTTTTAGTTATAT